AAAAGTATCGTGACTGCGCAAATTAAAAAAATCAAAATGCGACAGCTTGTTATCTGTTCAGGACGCTCGAATTCAAAAGTTTATCTTTACCTATATAAAATAAGTATTGACGGTTCTCTTGTTTTACCCAAGGCAATTCCCCATTGATAAGGAAAAGCCTTGCTCTTGTACTACTTGTATTGTTTATGTAAATCTGTTCAAAGATCGCTCGTTTCACGATTGCTGTTCTTTTCAGAAAGCGGATGCAAAGGTAAGAACTTTTAAGTATATCCTCCAAATATTTTCGGAAGTTTTTTTCTTTTTTTTCTGTATTTTCAAATCCTTTAAACAAGGATAAGAAAAGTAAAACAAGAAAAATTCTTTTTCTTTGCGAATCGGACTGCAAAGATAAAGAGAATTATTAATAAGCTCCAAATATTTTTCGAAAAATATTTTTATCTCTCTTTATTTCTCTGTGTCACCTTCCACACTTCTGTCTCAGTATTTCAATCTTACCACTTTCCTTCTCTTGGAAAGCGAGTGCAAAGGTATAGGATTTAACAATACAAGCCAAACATATCTATCATTTTCTTTTAATAAAAATGAAACTTTTTTGTAACTTACTGATTCATAAAAGCATTTCGCATGAACAATTTTGAAGAAAGGAAAAAGAGAGAAAATAACTATACATTATATATATACGTGCGCGATAAAAGCACAAAGAAAGAGAATAAAAACATTTTATAAGCATGCCGGATTGGGTGGTGGCGGTTCTGTCAGTATAGTCTCCGCATCAAAGCAGGGACATTGTTTCACCCACTCTTCCGGCTCTATCTCCCCGTTATGGTTCAGGTCGGGGCTCTATAAACCGCAAAACGTTTCGTGATTCTTTTTCAAATCACTTTGTGAGTGTTTTGCACTTGTTAACACAAAACAAATTGTGATTTTTTATTTATTTTCCAATGCCATTTAAACGGTTCTCAAAAAGAGATTAAAAACACCTCAAACCATTCCAAATTTGTATCTTTGTATAGCTTGAGGATAGTGTGCACATAATAGAATTACGCAGCTATTTTATCAAGGAGTTTAATGATATTGGATTTTATTTTGTCTGTATTGCGGTGCCATTGGGTCGGTTCTTCACCTTTATCGTATGTTTACTTCCCAAATCCCCAAAGCCTATTTAGAATTCTATGACTACTGATACAATGAATGTAACATTTGGAGGTATCATTGCATAAAACAAGTATGTATATATTACTTTGTCAAAGGACTGTTTTTTCTTCTCACTTTTTTCATCATATCCTTTGACCCTCAAAAGTACAAGGGATATATGATAGAGAAGGTAAACATAAGCCAAGTAATGAACCAGTATCAGATAGTAACTGATGCAGACCATGTGTATGTGGAAAAAGGGAATAGCCAAGGGAAGATTAAGAAAAACGATTTTTTCAACTTACTTCCATTTAAGAATTATGGTGTTGTAGAAGGTTCCTTGGATGAAATAGGTTCCGGCTTTGGCTATAATTCAAATGGAGATGGTTCTGGTATTTCTGGTATGTTTCTTTGCGTTAACTATAGTCAGTGTAGGTTTCAACTAAAATCCGATTTATTGGGAAATACTTTAAAAGTCAGGAGCAGCAATTTTTACGGGGAATGGACGAACTGGAAGTCCATATCATTTACTTGATTGACAGTAGAGCTCATAACAATCTTTTTCCCGTCATATCCTTTGACCCTCAAAAGTACAAAGGTATGATGGAAAAGATTGATATTACAGACACAAGCGTGATAAATGCCATCACAAGACAGCTCAATATAAAGAACATCAGGAATGAGATGTTCCCTACCTGGAGACTGACATTGCAACCGGGGGAGGAATACGATTTGAAGACATCCTATTATGGAATGTACATGGTTCGATGGGCTGATGCTGGGACGACAGCCCTGATAATGATCGGCGCCGGAGTATCGGCCAATATATTGTTGAATAATGGTGCGAGTATTTCCACGGACTTCACAGAGGTCGGCAAGATTATTTTGAATAAGAAGGCTGTCAATGGCACTGTATTTGTTAAGAACAACGGAAATAAAGAAACGGGAATAAATGTCATGCAGATAACTAATTATTAGCAGGGGTTATTCCCCTGCCTTCCTTACTCGTTCTCGATATAAATTGCTCAGTAACTTTTACTTTTATTGTGCTCATTGCTGTTTATTGCTTATTTCCGTCATATCCTTTGACCCTCAAAAGTACAAGGGATATGATAGAAAAGGTTAATATAACAGATGCCAATGTGGTTGAGTTAATCAGAGAAAAACTGCCTGCTGCAACAGAAGCAAACAAGGGGCTTATGCAAGCTAATGGATTTGAACAAGGTAAGAATATATTAAATAAAGAATACGATAGTAAAATCAGTGCCGGTGTATATTCATCTACTGATAATCTAAATAATATGGGCACTGGAATTTTATTAGCGCTAAGAGGGTTTCAATACACAGCCCATTTATATATTACCAACTCTGCAAGAATATATATTAAAACCATTCGTAGCAATGGAGAGGTTTTGAAAGATTGGACGTTAATAAATAATACCAAAATATAAGAGACTTTTGGAGTATCCGTTTTCCTATCCTATCCTTTGACCCTCAAAAGTACAAGGGATATGATAGAGAAGGTAAACATAAGCCAAGTAATGAACCAGTATCAGATAGTGACTGATACAAACTATGTGTATGTGGAACTGGCAGATGGTAGTCAGGGGAAAATAAAGAAAAGTGATTTGGCAAATGTGATGAATACATTAATAGGAGGCTTATTTCCAAAGTTATTTTCCACTCCTTCAGCTGGAAATGTAAAAGGCTTTATAATTAGAACAGCAATAAGTACGGCACAATATCGTGCCATAAGGTTGCAATGCTCTATAGGTTTTAACCAAAACAATATGAGTAATGAGAATTTCTCTGTTAATATAAAGTATTGGGAGAACAAATTCGCAGACAGTCGTCTATCCAAAGAAAATTACAGTTCAACAATATGTAACTATATCGTATGCTACGTTGATAATGACAATACTTTCAGTTTTTATTTAAACAGTAAATACCCAAACCATTCTGGCGGCTATCTTATGTTGTATGCCATATCAAATGTTAATGGAAACAAGAACCAAATTCTCTCCATGGAAGCGGTAACATCGGAATATGTTATTGGCTCTCATTCCAAGGAAAATAAAATTACCATTTCATAAGTCTTTCCAATTTTCTGCCTATAATTAAAATCCGTCCTATCCTCACGGACAAGACGGAAAGTCTGTATTAACTAATTGATTAAGTGTAAGTTCTATAAATTCCAACTCTTCGGACTTTACTTTATAGAACAAGAACTACTTACTATGCCTAAAAAGACATGCGGTAAAATTAATAATAATCAATCAGAATGCCAAACAAAACCCGCTCAAACCATCTCGGCTTGAACGGGCTTAATTTGCGCACATTGGACATCCATTATAAAAGGTATGAAGTGTAATTTAACAAGCAAACAAACATTCTGTCCAATGCGCAAAAGAAAGAGATAGGGTGGCAACCCGAATTCAACTTTATGGCGTTCCCAATGCCTTCTAAGTACATGCTCTATCTTCACAAATAAGGCATGATTATCGGGTTGTCAATGCACCAAAGGTATGATTTTTATTTCAAAGGAACAAATCCTATATTACAAGACATGCTGAAAAAAGGGAAGTCAATGGTTTGTTTGAATTCTCTTGTAACCCGTTCCGGCCATCTCGGTCAGAACGGGCAGAATACTTCTTGTCAATGCAGTCCATTCATGGGGTAGACTGCATAAAACCTAAACACTTAACTGAAATAATTGGTGGCATTACCCACCAAAAGCATCCGATCTTCACAGACTGAGAATACTTTCATTATTCCAAAGAATAAAATAGTATTAGTTAAGTAGTATATCGGCTAACTATACAAAGTTACAGTATTTAGTCGGAAACAGCAACCATCTAAGTAAAAACATCCCGATACTTCACAGACCGGGATGCAATGCCAAACAAAGAGAGTTTCCGAATGAAAATCAATATGAACAAAATGTCTTTAAACCTTAATGCAACTAATACCTATTGTCTAACCATAACAACTACAAGTTACTGATAACTTTTAAGGCATAAACCATAGTACAAAATTGATGCCAGAATGATTGCGCAACAATATTGCATTCATTTTCATTAATATAAGGCAAAATCCTCTTTTAACAATACTGTGGAATATTGTGGAGTGCTCCACGGTATTGTGGAATAATTCCACCCTCAAAAGTACAAGGATGATAGAGAAAGTAAAGTTGTCAGAAGTGGAGAAAGGTTTGCCTAACGGAATAATTGCTCAGATACGCGGGCTGAACACCCAGGGAGAGGGCATTTTAGAACCGTTGGATTCTTTTTTGAGTGACATATTATGTGCAAGAGGCTCCTTTATATATAACAGTCAAGAAGTTATAGATAACCTCAAGAAACCTGGTGTGTATAAGCATGGGGACCCCATAATCGGTACGGGGACTTCCTATGGCGCGCATGGTGTGCTCTTGGTCTTGTACATAGATGAATATACAATACATATTGATTTTCCTGCAAGGAAAAACTTTATCCTTGTAAGAAAGTGTGTCACTGCCAACGGGAAAGATGAGTGGTCTTCATGGAAATATATATCGTTAACAGACATATCAACGTAATAGGCTTTGCAGGACGGTCAGAGTGAAAAGCACCAACTCTTACTTAAAACTGTCAGAAGATTCGATAAGAAATAAAAGGAGCAAATTATACCGTCATATTAGGTAATATTTACTGATTTCCATTCACTCCAAGCAAGTTCAGTTCTTGTCCTTATGAATACATTTAGAAGGCCAGTAACACTACATGCTATTTGAACAATATAATTATTTAATCCTTTAAGTACAAAAAGAATACCATAGCTAATTGAATTGGATGGTCCGTTGATGGTGCCATTAACGCTAACGTTTATGTAGTATATACCAATTTCTGTATTTAAGTTGTAATCTTTTACGGGTGTTCCTTTTTGAAACATTGCATTAAGCAAATCACCCTTATTGATCTTCCCCTGGCTATTCCCTTTTTCCACACACACATAGTCTGCATCAGTTACTATCTGATACTGGTTCATTACTTGACTTATGTTTACCTTCTCTATCATATCCCTTGTACTTTTGAGGGTCAAAGGATATGACGGAAATAAGCAATAGACAGCAATGAGCACAATAAAAGTAAAAGTTACTGAGTATTTCTACAGATCAAATGTAGCTTCAAATCCTCCTTCGAATGCACTGTTATCCGCTGCTTCCATCTTCATTGATATGCCATAGGAATTCATAAGAAGCGCATCCAAAATAGGTGTATATTGCAGCCGTTCAGCATAAATCCTGCACTTTCCATCAGCTTCAGTCTTAGCTTTAATCTTAATATTATAGCTACCTGAGAGGACTTTGACTTTTAGATTAGGATTGCCTGTTACATTACCAGCTCGTGATATGGAGATGTAATATAGGCTAGGCATTCCGCTTGATGTTGCAGATATAGACAAAAGAATTGAGCCTGAAACTGGAGTGCTTGTAGTCTCAAACAGAAGTACACTATACGCGCCTTGGAACTCTGATAACACACCTGATGGCATTAATCCTTTATTGGAAACTGTAGCCACTGCCATCTTATTACGAATACTATCAACTACTCCCGTGGCTGTAATATCAATCTTCTCCATCATACCTTTGTATTTTTGAGGGTCGTCATTTTCGGATAAAAACGACAACCGGTTTAACATTTTGTTTTTATTCTCGTTTTGTAAATTTAAAATCAAATGAATGTGATGGTGCTGTAGCCTTACCACAATAGCCATTTCACCACCTCGCTTTTATAAAAAACTTTCATACACTCTTTTATTTTTTAAATACACACCAATAGGTAATATCCCCATCGGCATATCTAAACCCGATTAATTCATGATATCCGTAAGCATCTACTATATCATAACTTGACGCAGAATCAAGTATAGAGCCATTGGGCGCAATCCTCACATTGGCAGATGCAGTGGTTAAAGTTACGGAAAGGGGAACCCTTGTCGCAATAGGAAACAACATCTTCATTTCCTGGCAAGTGCCAGCTTCCAGTTCCGGTAAAGGCCCCAAATTCTTCGGATAAAGTATTATAGAGCCATTAGGTAATTCATTGTCTGAATTTGTACAAACCTTCAGATTCATTGTCTCGGCTGTAATGTCACCCTGCAAGTCAACACTCCGCCCATAAAGGCTCCCTCTCAGGAAGTCAATCAGCAGGTTCGGACGGAACCCGTTCGCCGGATTCATCGGATCACTGTAATTGAAGTCCTTGTACCCGCCCTCCGTCTCCACGGCCGAACCGTCCGCTCTCACCCCATACTGGGAGAACATGTACTGCCCGTAGAATACGGCGCTCGCCAGTTTTGCGAAGTTCGCCATCAGAATCTCGACGAACGAATACCTGACCTTGTCCATCAGCACCCAGGTGGCCTTGCTGCCGTTGGCCGCATAGTCCTTTTTCGGATTAATATTCTTAAAAGTGCCCTCCTTGTTCAATACGTAATACTGCCCCTCACACAGCACCATGGGTGCGGACAGTGGGGTACGGGTATAGGATACGGATGCCGCGTACTCCCCGGTCGGATAGACCAGTGGGCCGACCGGTCCCTGCTGGAGATACTTCACTTCTCCCGTCTTGCTTGCCAACGCTTTCTTTGCCATATCATGCTGCCGTTGAGAATGTCCATGAAACATTGCCGCCTGCCTGCTGGCACATCGCTTCGGTGCAGGTACCGCTTGCCGCCGCCACATTCGCCGTAGCCGGATTGAGAATGACCCCTGCCGAATCCATAAAGACAAAATAGAACAGCATATTCATTGCCTTCGTGGTCTGTCCCCGCTTGACAAGGATAGGCGTATAAGTCACCGAACCTCCGGAACCGGAAACAATCGTCTCATCCTCGGGATTGGGATTAGTTATGATGTCGTAGGGGTCTGACAAGTCCATCACCGTCTGCGTGTCAAGGCCTATCAGATTGCCGCCCTGCGACACCTCCACCTTGAAGATACCCGTAGTGTCAACCAGGCTGTCCGTGACGGTCAGACTCTTGCCAGTCTGGTCGACGAGTGTCTGCCAGGTACCGTTAACCATCCTGGACCACTTGTAGGTCAGTCCGGAGGTGATCTCTGACGCTCCACGCCGCGCCATCGCCGTGAGGACAACACTGCCTCCCTTCTCCCGGATAGCGAAATACTTGTCATCACCCGAAACGATGGTCACCACATTCTGGTTGCCTACCCCCTTGGTAATAGGGATGCTGTAGACGAACTGCACCTCATCCGACACGTTGCCCACGGTCACCGTAGCCACCGCCTTGACGCTACAGCTCGCACCGGACGACGCCTTCACCAGGTTCTTCACGATCTGAAGCCCGTAATAGTTCGTAGTGCCCGCCTTGTAGGGGATGTACTTGAAATGCCCCGTCTCGCCGCCGAACGTGTTTGTGGAGACGTTACCCGAGAACTTGATCTCGACGTCATTGAAATACCACCTGATGGCTGAGGGCACCACAATCCCCTCAGCCACCCGTGAGGAGGTGAGAAGGAAGGAGAGCGTCGGCTTCATCGTGGTGAAGTCGGGGGCTATGTTTGTCGGAGCACCCGATTCACCATCATACTCTTGATAGAGGTCGCCTTTGTCGCACATAATCGCTGGCATGTAAACGCCAGACTTTTGCGAAAAGATTACCTGCCCGACCTTACTCGCTACGCTCATCGGTCACCTCCTCCCCGTCTTTATCCATGAAACCCTCCGGAGTGGCGACCTCCACCGGATCTTCCACGCCGTCTATCTCACCCTTGGCCTGCTGCGGGGAAAGGCACACGCCCCCGACTACTGCCGCCCGGTCGAATACCGTATCGCCGGGAAAGCCTGCCACATCGGCCTGCCATAACAGCACATTGCCGTCGGCAGTGCTGTTGCGGATTCCTGCCACTCCCAGCTTGTCCGCAACCTCTCTCGTCACTTTGATATAAAATGCCATACTGCTATCGATTAATGGTTAAACATCCCTTTTCCTTGCCACTATAAACTTACCGCTGTCATCCGTCACGTACTTGCCGTCAGATGTCACCACCGCCGCATACGGGCCCTTGTCAATCACCTTCAGCTGTAGCATCATGCCGTCGGTGCATGGGATGGAGGGCGAGTACCCGGCAGCGGCCAGCACGTATGAGGAGGCGCCGGCCGCCTTCGTGTACCATTCGCACTCAAGGATGGCCTGGGGATTGGGGACAATCCCTGCCGTATCACGGATGACCGGTTTCGGGTATATCATCTTGGTTCCGTCGGCCACCTGCTGCGGAAATCCCTCCCAGTCAATCTCGATGGCGGGAATACGTCTGCGGATGGTGGTGGAGACATAGTCTATGTCACTGTCCGGCTTGGATGAAGGAGCACCGTCCTTCGAGTACGATGCTTTTACGACGTAGGTCTGTTCGTAGCCGATATAGTCCCGGTCTATGGTAAGCACGTTCTTGGCAAGTGATACGAACTCCCAGTCATTGTCGCCGTTACCGTCGGTAATCTGCTCCAGTGCGCCCGTATCGAGCTTGCGGTAATAGAAGAGCCTGCATTTGTCCGTCGTTGTCACGTCCATATCACCGACAAGCAGTCTGGCGGTGATGGCCTGCCTGGCAATGTCCCGACACGGGTTCCAGTCAAGTGCCGACGGAGAGTCGACCATCAGCTTAGGCTGTGCTTCGCTGCCATCTACGGCGCGAACAAGACGGCTGAAACGGTAGACGTGCGTCTGTCCGGTACGCTTCGCATCGACATACTCGGCGTAGAACTCCAGTGTTACCGGACTGCCGGGAACGGTATTCTTTTTCACTTGTATCTTACCCTTCTCGGCTCCGGTCTCGGTAATGACATAGCTCTTGTTGGCAGATGTAATCAATGTCCGTACACCGTTCAAGCGCTCGTACCACTTCATGTTGACCAATGACGCGTTGACCGCACCCACCTTGACCACCGCATCCGGGTCGGTGGCATTGCACCGGGGGAACAGCGTCAGGGGGGTAAGCGTGTAGTCCGGAGTGTACTCGGCCTTGTCAGCCTGGTACACCTGCACGTCCGGCACGCTGCCGACAACCTCTATCCCGCCGCTGGTCTGGAGGGGGCGATAATTAATTTCTATCTTCTTCTGTATAGTCTGCATAATTAGAAAGTTATATAATTCATTGTCTCATAATTATTCTGCCCGTCACGCAGCAGCACCCTTGCGATGAACTTGCACCCGGTCATGTTCATATAGTTGGGGCCGAGGTCGTTGACCGTCAGCGGCAGCGACTTGCCGGTTTCCGCGTGTGCGACCGCCCAGGCGTTGTCCTCGGTGACGTTGCCCGTGTCGCGCGTCCACTCCACATCAGCGTCAAGTATATGAGCCGTCACGTCACGGTTGTACAGCTCACCGGTAATGGTGAGGGTGGTCGCAAAACGCTCCGCATCGAAGTACCAGCCGTTGCTGCTCTCAATGTCGATGCTGAAATCCGGATTGCCCTCGACCATTGCCCAGCCCGCTGCTCCGTACTTCGGTTCGTCGGTAGTGCCGGAAACAAGACACATCCACTTGCATCCGTAGTGCCACACGGTATCGTACATCATCACACGTACAGTCTCGGTCTGTGCCTCGCGGTCGGCTTGGTAGGGTTCTGCTCCCGTGGCGGTCTCCATGCTCCACTCGCCGCGGTCGTTGGCGATGCGGGGCAATACGCCTTGGAAGTCGATGCGGTGGATGTCCTGCGCTACCAATCCCCGAACGTAGATATAAGAGTGCAGGTAGTTGATGGGCAGGTTGTCGAACAGAGACAGATGCTTCAGCCTGCCGACGATCACCGAATAGTTGCTTTCCTCAAGGACGGGTTTTGTGACCCCGTTAAGCATGCAGATACAATGCTCACGGGATGACAGATACCAATAACCCTGCCGTTCCTCATCAACCGGGTTGCCACGGTGTGATAATATCATCAACGGCTCAGGAGGATAATTCTTGCCACCCGGCACCTCGCTATCAGGGTACATCACAGCGTTGATCGTATTGGCTGAGGCATCTACATGCAGTACTCTTAACCATGATGTGTAATAGTGGCCACTACCAGAAGTCAGGTCATTGACAACACCATATACAACATCGTTTTCTGCCAGTGCAGTAAAGTCGTTATCCCACCGCTTCTTTATCTTCAGGCTGTATGTGCCGTCTTCAAGCTGCGATACACTTTCGATGGTACCGGACTCGGAGAAGGAATAGTCGCTCTCCATGGCGGAGAGACGGTTGAAGATAAGCTCAAGGACGGTAAGGCTGTCGCGGACCTCGAGGCGGGACAGCTGCATACGGCCGTCCCTATCGGCAATGATACCTTTCCCGGCAACCATGGAGTCAATTGAATCGCCGACCTCAAGACCTCCGAGAAGACGAATAAGGAAATCTGTCTGGTCGGGCTCTGTCTTGCTCAAAGCTTTTTGCGCAATCTCTTTCAGTACCCTCAGAGCGGACATGACCGTATTGTCGGTAGCAGGCCGCCCGTCCCAGCTTTTCAGAATATCAAGTGACAGCTGTTCCCGCTGCTTGTCCAGTATATATTTCAAGTCCGTCAGACTTGAATCCACCCGCGACTTCCAGCCTTTTCCCACCTGGTTGGTGCATTCTATTGTAGCAATGGAGAGATTGTCCAGTTTGCGCACGACCTTCGTCATCCGCGTGTCCCTGGTCCCGCCCGACGCTGAAAAATACTTGTCGCTCAGCAACCGCACACGCTGTCCCGGCAATAACGGTATCCGGTTCCGGTCTATATAAATATAGTCCGTGTCACCGCCATACTTGGACACGTCCTCACTGTATCTGGCCAGATAGTCATCCACGGCGGCCTTGTAGTCGAGCTCAGCCTGCGTCTCGTATTCCACCGGCATACGGAAGTTCCAGGGAATATATTCATTCCCGACAGCCGGTATCAGACTGCCACCCGGTATTTGCGTCTTGTCATCAGGATAGGTGTTGATGATTTCCCATTCCCTCGTTTTTGAGTCATAGTTTGCCTCGAAGTCACGCCCGGCAAGGTCCCCTGTCTGGAACGACACATGCTTCACCAGGCCGGCTATCTCATTCCCGTTCGGGTCAAACTGCATGCCGCTGTCCTTGAAATAATAGACAGTGAACCTGTTCCCGTCATCCCCGGTCTTCTCTTCACTGCGCACAGCCGTCACACTGCCCGTATAATGGGGGAATATTCCGGCAAAGGCATCCTCCTCCACGTGTTCATACAGACCGTAGTTCGTGTTACGGTCCACATATTTGGACCGGTCAGGGAGCTGGAGACGGGAGAAGCCGTAACGGGAGGGGTCGATGTTCTTTGTCGAGCCCAGGGGAATCAGACGCGTGAAGAACTTTACACTGTCACTGTTCTCCGACTGTACCAATGAGGTAAGCCCCCGCATATAGCCCAGTTCTACCGGCTCCCCATGCTCGCAGCGCGAAAGATTGAAGGTGAAGCCGTCCGTCCACCATTCCGTACCGAACGCTTCGGCAATCATTGTGGCGGCATCCCAGCAGGTGACATTATTGTATTCGATGGTCCGGTTGTCTGCCACCACCACGTCGCCGATGCTCCAGACCTCACGCCCGTAAATGCGGTTCATGTTCTCCACCCACTTCTGCAGGTGCTCCCGGGGACCGCCGTCAAGACTGAACTGGGGGTTATAAGCCCCATCGGTCAGATGCAGGTACTTCACTTGCTCCGCGTCATGTATGGGGGCATAGAACTTCACCGAATAACTGTAGGTCTGTGTATCCTTCTGCCTGGGCTTGTACTCCTTCTTTATACTGAACTTCACTCCCTCCAGCAGCACATAGTCCTCCACGTCCAGCATCACGTAGGACGGGTGGGTAAAGGAGACCGACACAGAGTATTCCTTCATCAGTTCCTGGTTCCAGGTGGAGGAGGAAGATGTGGAAACCGTCAGTTTCAACTCTCCGGACCGGTTATAGATTTTGAGTTCCATTCAAACAGCTTTTAATCGTTATTTAAAGAGTTCCGGGTTTCGGTTCCCGAAACTTCATTTTCCATCTCTCTACGACCATCCCGCCGGATACATCCGTCACGGTGTCGAAGTCGGAAGAAGACTTGTAGTAGAACTTATAGACAGATGTCCTGCCCTTTACCTGAAGGTTCACCCATCCGGAATACATGACCTTCATCAATGCCGCACGGCGGGTCTCGCATTCCTCCAGAGAAGAGGCGTATATGGCGAAGTACAACGTCACGTCCCTGGCCTTACAACACGGAGACGGCAATACCTCCGGCAGCTCCTCACCGTTACGCTCCCGAAAATCCACAGAGGTGTATGCCTTCATTTCAAGCGGTTTCAGCAATTCACTGAAATTGAAGTTGTCCTCCCGTCTGTCCTCACAGAGGAAAGCGGAATATTCCGTCCAGGCATCCTTGCCGTTGACGGTCATGTATCCGGTCAAATCTTTCATAACATCAAATGGTTTTCCATCCGTCCCGGTCCTTACTTGCCAGGAGGTCGAATATGTCTTGTAATACTTTGCAGTAAGCAGTATTCTCTGCTATCTGCTGGAATATGTCATGGTCTGCCGAACGCCCCTGCTTCAGCTCTTCCAGCAACTTGTGTATGCCGCCGGCATGGTCCTGCAGGGAGGTGAACAGACCTTCCAGCTTGGTGCCCTGCTCCTGGGTCAAGGCAGTAAAAGCCCCGCTGCGTCCGGACTGGGAACTTGAACTGCCGGAAGAGCCTTCCCAACCGAAATCCTCCATTATCTGTTCCCGCTGCGCCAGCATCTCATCAATCATCTTCTGATAGTCTCCACGCAGTTTCTCCGCTTCCATGGAAGAGAGCCCGTCCTTGTCGGCCATGTCAGCCCATGAGTCGTACAGCTTCTGTATCTTGTCCTTGTACCGGGTGGCCACCAGTGCGGAGAAAATGGCATTCTGAAGGTACTTCTCAAAGCTGCCGGCAAAATCCTCCGAAGTGGCGTCCATATCGGACAGCATGGAAACGAAGCCGTTGTAGAAACTGTCGAAGTCCGTCTTCGTCAGTGCCTCCTTACGGGCATCCTGCACCTCCTGCCAGGCTTCCTCGCTCTCGATAATCTGCTCGAGGTAGTTCCGTGTGTCCTCGTGCAGCTCGCTCCAAAATCCGCTTGCTTCATCACGGAGTCTCACCAACTGCTCATACGGGAGGTCGAAGAGCCCCGTCATGCGGCCGTCCCCTATGCCGTATTTATCGAAGTCACCGCCCAGCACCTTCCTGGCTTGCTCCCAGGCAGACCGGGAAATATCCTTGCGCTGGTCGGTACCGTGCGAGGCGCTTGACCCCACGCCCAGGAACCCCTTGCTCGCACCCGCATTCAGATAGGCCTTGCCCATCTCGCGGGCATAGTCCTGCTGTTTCTTCAGCAGCTCGCGGGCACGCTCATAAGAGTTATCCGCATTGGCGAAGTCGTCCGCCTCCATGGAGGAGACAAGCTCCTTCTGCTTGGAAATGACCCTGTCGAGCACTTCCATATAGCTCTCGTATTTCTCCTTGGCCTGCTGGTAGCGCCTTTCCGAGCGTTCACCTCCCCAGTCGACACCGAACAGACTGCCCACGCTCTTGACGGCACCGCCAACGGTATTCACCACACCGCTTATCATGCCGCCGACGTCCATGCTGAGAAGGGACCGGGCAAACCCGCTGATACCTTCGCTCATGGTGTTGAAACCTTCCACCACGCCTTTCACATTCTCGTCAACAGTGACGCCGAAGCCTTCCAGTGTGGAGATGATGGTACCGGCAGCCTGACCGTAGGATGACATCCTGCCCGCCACACCCTGCAACGATTGCGCCAATGCCGCCTGCTTTTTCAGACGGTTGTTCTGGGCGGCTGCAAGGTTCCTTTCAGCCTGCTCCTGGGTCAACAGTCCGGCTACAAGTCTGCCGGTCTCGTCCCTATACATACCCGTAACCACTTCACCTCCTGCCATTACGGTGTTCAGGTCTTCCTGGGCGCTCTCCACTGCCGCCTGGGATTCGCCGTACTCCGCCAGCGAACGTTTCAATTCCCGGAAAGGCTTGCGGTCGGCAATCTTCAGGTCTATATCCGTAAGGGCATCCTGCAATTCCTTTAAATCGGACGGGCGCAGCTCCTTGGCGGCACCGCTGATATATTCCCTCAGCTTGTCGCGGAGAACGAACAGCGCTTCAGTGCTCTGTCCGTCCAGGTTACCGAATACGTCGGCCAGGTTGACGGTCTTCTTGAATTCCCCGAAGTCCAGTTCCTTCAAGTCGTTGTCCCGTTTCTTTTTCAGTGATTCCTTCTCGCCTTCGGTTTCGGCACGGGCTATCTTCAGTCCATAATCCTGCACGATGGCAAGGCGCTTGTCCTGGTAAGTGCCGTATTCCTTGTTGTAGTCAATCCAGTCCTGGCGGTTCTTCTCGCGCCATTCCTTTTCTATATTATAGGTGTCCTGCAGGTATTGTACCCGGGCAAGGGCGCGTTGTGCCGTCGCGCCGTCCTTCACCTGCCTCTCTTCTTCGGGAGTCACCTTCCTGCCCGCCTTCCTTGATTTCTCCAGTTTGGCAAGGGTATCGCGTTCTTCCTTGTCGATAGCGGCAAGAGTGTCATTATACTCCTTTTCGGCAAGCGCCTTGCGTTTTTCCCGTCCCTCCACCATCACGGCGATGCGGGCGGCCTCCACTTTCCGCTGGGCACGGATGCGGGCGTCGGCAAGCTCGGCGGCATAGTCAAGTCTGGTACCTTTGGAATTTTCTTTGTCCGTCTTCTCCGTGATCCCGGCTTCCTTCAGTTTTCTGGCGGACTCCATCAGTTTGTCATTGTATGTTTTTGTATAAGTCTCCGCATCCTGCTCCGCTACTTCCTTAATGGCATTCTGTTTCCCGATACCTGCATTCCAGACGGTTTCGGCCCTTGATGTGCCTTGTTTGTCGGACATGGAGCCCGGAGTCCATTGAGGGTCAAGGAACAGGAATGAAACCGCCTTGTCTTTCCAGCTTGGACCCTCCTTCTTTTTCCGGTCTATCTCCGTCTGGGCCTTCAATGCCTTTTCCGCCTCTTCCGCTGCCAGCTTAAAGGCTGCGGCAGCCTCCGCACGCAAAGTCATGGCCTGGATAAAGGCCTCCGTATTTGTAACCAGCGCGTTCTCGGCTTCATCCACATTGCTTACGGACACGCCCAGCTTGTCAAATTCGTCCTTGTTGTCCGTAATGAACTTCTTTTTCTCTGCCAGGTCATTGCCCAGCTGATTCCAGCGTTCCTGCAAGGAGCGGATTGTAACAAGCTGTCTGCCGAGGCTGGAAGTGTCCAGCGAGTCATTTATCTTTTCCTGGGCATCCGCCATCTCCAGGGCGGCCCTGCTTCCTTTTCGCATCCGGCCGGCAAGCTCCCATATCTCTTTACTGTATACGACAGTCAGCGTGATGGCGGTAGCCATGAAAGTCTGCCACGAGAAAAGGGACGAGAGCACCTGCTTCCATACCGGTGTCGCCTTCTGGCCTGCCGCCGTCAGTCTCTCGTACTCCTTTCTGGCATTGCCCACCGCATCCGTAAACATCGGGATGTTGTTGGATATTGCCAGGAAGAACATCTGCGGTCCCATGGCCAGTGACGGAAGCTCGCGGGCTATCTGCGCCATGCTCATCTTCACGCTGTTCAGTTTCGGTGCGGGGTCATTGCCTATGACGGGTGTCTCGCCCGCCCGTTTTTTGGCAGCCTCGTATTCCTTAAGCTGTTCCTTCAACCCGCCGATGGCACCCTTCAGCGCCTGGATGTCAGCCATCTCCCTCTCACCGGCAAGCCCTTGTTTCTGGAGATTCTTATACTCCTTCTCCAAATCTTTCAGTTCCAGTTTCAGATGCCCGATCATCCGCCTGGTGAAAGCCTCCATGTTGGCCACGTTGCCTTCCACCGACCTCATGCCCGCCAGCGTCTTGTCATCAAGGAATATTTCAAGTTTAATGGGATTCATCAGCGTTTTCCTCCTCGTCAAGCAATTGTTGTAAATAGTCCGCCGGAGATATGTCCGGCTGCCCGTTGCGGCTTCTCCTCTCGGCAACCATCTCCTGCGTGGTCTTCTTCCTTCCCGGCACATGGCGGGGGAAGTCCTGCCACATCAGCATCAGCATCGGGCAGTTCACACCGCGCATGATGTAGTCCACACTCCAGCCCGTGTCACGGGCTATCTGTCCCACGAGACCGAACGGGCTATGGGCGGGTTCCGTGTACCCCTTTAACTCCCGTTCTGTTTTCTTTGGCTCAGATTGGGCGCCGTCAGGCTCATTACCTCGGCCAATCTGATAATATTCCCGAAAGGGATGGTACTCATCGTACTGAGTGCAATCATCCAGGCGTCTTCCAGGGCGGAGGGGTGCATGCAGCTGCGCAGCATCCATGCCACCGGACGGTTCAGAAGCCTGCCCGACACCCTGCCGCGGACGATGGCATATGCCACCATGCGGCTCACTGTCCTGGTGTGCTTCACCATAAACTCCAGCTTCTGTTCAAAAGTGTAGGCCCTGAGTTCCTCGTGTGTCACACCCAGTTTCAGATACATCCGTGCCATGCGGCAGCGGCTTTCCAGGGTTGGTATCCGCATCACCCAGCGGATGTGTCTCCCTCCGGGAAGCCGCAGCGGAAGGGAAATGCCGGCATCCGACATGACCCTCTCCGCAAGGGATTCCAGTTCAAAGTTCGGTTTCATGGGCAGCCCCCCATTAGTCTACAGCCTCGGTACCCGTATCCGGGTCGATGCCCTTGGCGAAGAGCTTCATGCGCTTGCCCTCAGAATTCTTCAGCAGCTCGATGTTCAGAGAAAGCCCCAGCACGTTGGAGGAGTTGATGCCGTTGGCAAAGTCACTGCCGGTCACCTTGGCATTGTAGAAGCGCAGGGTCTCGCCGCTGTCGGCAACCACGTCCATCACGCCCGTGGCTTCCCAGTTCTCGGGGGGCTCCCAGTTGTTCTTGGCGTCCTTCGTGCCGCCGATGGTGTTCACCAGGCTCTCGGCGTTCAGCTCTATCAGGGTGCAGGTGAATGCCTTCTTGCCGGGATTGGTGGTGAGTGTCATTACCGGGCCGTCCTTCACCTGCGCGGCGTAGATGTCCGTGGTACTCGGGGCGCTCCCGGCAGGCTGCAGGCCTTCCTCGCTGATAAGGCCGATTTCCTTCTCCTTGAATTTGAGGTGCGCCAGTCCGTAAATTAATCCGTCCATAAATTCTTTTGTTTTTTAAGTTCTGTTCAATCGCCGTTTAATCAGTATCAGAAGAAGGACGGCAACGGCCAGCCGACCTGTCCATATTTGAAACCACTGCCAGCCGGTGGGTTCCCTTATCACCTCAGGAGGCAGGGTCTCTACCGCTGAGGATGTCTCGTTGCGGATACGTGTCAGTTCTTCCGTCAGCATTATTACCTGGCGTGCCAGACTGTCGCAGGTGGCAGTCACCTCCAGGCTGTCTTCCGATATGCGGTTGACATTCACTGTTGCCTGCCCGCTGCGCTTACTGAAGCCCGTCCCCACAGGTATCGAGGTCAATATCTTCGTCGGAAATGCCGTCCTCGCCACACTGGGAGGAACGGGCTGCTGAAGGAGAGCGAACCCGCTTCTGCCTTGCAGGCTGTCGGTATGATGGCTGGTCTGCATCAATTCCCCCTGACTTCTGCAACTCGATACGGATAGGACAATCATTATAATGGCGGCAAGTGGAAGCCTTACGGATAGTACGGTTGAGTTCACGTACCGCCTTGTTAAGCTTGATGTTCTCATTCTGCAATTCAATTAATGTCCCCGAAAGGTTGTCATACATTTCTTTATAGGCATCGTTCCGCTCCTTGGCGGCGATTACCTTGCTGTTCTCCCGGTGTCTCAACCATGCCCAGAGGGAACCGGCAATGCCGCTCGGCACAAGCCACTGGAGAATCTGCATTATCGTTTCCATGTTCATGGCCAAGTAGTTTTCAATAATCACTTAAAGCAGGCTCCAACCCGTGATAATGTCCTCCATCACGGCAGGTACTCCGTTTTCCACCTGCGACATCGCAGCCGCAAAAGCGCACATCGTACCTTGATCACCCACATCGGGTACATAGCTTGCCGGCACCTGCATCTCCTTGCACACACGGCTGATGTAACCGTTCGTGTTGTTCTCTGTGGGTGGCGCCCAACGTCGGATAAAGTCGGCAATGGTGCGGCAGCCGTGTTTGCGGCGATAGTTCTGTAACAACTTAAGACCGGCACGGTAGCCGTAGGCCATCGTCCTGAACTGGCAGAACGAACGGTCCTGCGAAGGCCGGATTTCCCCCTGCCACACGGTGGTGGCAGAGAGACGGATATTCAGCGGGTTATTGTTGCGTAGTCCTCTGCTCATCACTATGCCTCCAGTTCTTCACCCGCATCCTCCGGAAGCGGACCAGCCTTCTCCTCTTCAGCCTTTGCGGCAGCCACGGCAGCTTCACGACGGATCTGCGCCCAGTGCTTGTCGGCTGTCACCTCCGCATCGGAAGTCTGTGCCGTCTTGCCATCATAACTGTAGATGGCACCGATAGCCTCCTGCTTCTTCGGCATCGTGATTTCGTAGTGGCGGAAGTTTACAAGACTCTCCTGGGTCTGCGGATTGGTACGCGCCTCGTTATAGTACATCTTCGTGGAACCCTGGGCACGGAACATGCGGGGCACGTAGAAGGCAACGGACGCCTGCATGTCCGTCTCGGCGGGAGAAGTCCCGAAAGGAACCTTCACCCCGGCATTGGTGAAGTACGGGCAGTTTACAAATTCATAAATCTCGAAACCGTACATGTTCGTCACCTTACCGGTGGTGTAGTTGTAGTACTGCTCACGGAACTTCTGGTCTTCTTCCAGAAAGTCGTTGATATGGTCGGGACAAAGCACCAGACGACGTCCGTCAGTAGGAACCTCTGCCTTGTCGAAAGCGCGTTTCAGGGCGATGACATCCTTGCGTGTCATCTTCTTGCGGCCCGTAGCGTCAGCCTCACCCGAAGTGGGGACTACAGGGGTGGTTTTCGTATTGCTGTAAGGGGACAGCGCATGGATGGCCTTCTTGTACTTGGCCGTGTCAATGGCATTGCTGTGGCGCTGTACATCGGTGGAGAACTTGTCATAGGAAATGGCATACAACTGGTCGTCCGTCACGCGGGTCGCCTTCGTCTGGTATTTGTCCAGGCCGATGGGAATATCACCTTCCGTAAGATTCTGGACCGGAATCGGATAGGTGGTATTGTTTATCAGCACATCCGGATCACCTCCCACATCCACCAGATGGATGACCTCATTCTCGGCCTTGGCCGAATAGTCGGGAATCCCGTTCAGAAAACTCGCCGCCAGCCCCGCATTCAGGCGTTTTACCAGCTCACCGGTCCACACCTCAGTATATACGCCCTCAAAGGCTGCGCCCAGGGGCATGAAGTTTCCAAGCACAGCCGGAACAACCGCCCCGGTCGCTGCGCCATAAGCGGGATCCATTCCCACCACATTCGCCAGGACGACGCCCATCAGGACGTTGAACAGCGTTCCGCAAATAAATTTCATCATGTCGTTTTACGATTTTACAAGTTACTATTACTGTTTCTCCTCTCTCAGAACTTAGGGCAGTCTATGCCGTATTCCGCCTTGTACAGCTCACGGTATCTGGCCGGGTCGTTCTCGCGCATCAGCTTCAGCTGCGATTCCGGCACCTCGCTCAGTTTGCCCCACTGTCCCGATACCATGCCGGCACTCGACGCACCGCCTCCACCGGTGTTAAGCAACTGCATCGGCTTGGTGGCGGCAGCCATGCTGTCCAGTGTCAGTTTCAAGGAGTCCGCTCCCATTGTCTTGCCCAGACCGATGAAGTGTTCCCTCTTGTCCGCATTGAACTTTCCTGCCTTGATGGCTTCATCCACCATCTGCGTCACACTTGCCAGCCTGATCTCGTCCAGCTGCTTGCGCAGTTCCATGTTTGCGGTCTGATGTCCTTGCAGGATACCTATCCTGGCAAGGATCTCCGCTTCTGTCGCCGTCTCCGGCAGGCCCAGCTTCAGGGCGATAGCTTTAAAATCTGCATTCATAGTCTCTTTTGTTTTTGAGTTATTGCTTGGCGGGGTTTGTCCGCCGTCTGTTTTCAGAAGGGGCAGTGCGGTGCAGTCTTCGCCGGTGGCAAGTTTCAACTCATCGCCCCGGTAAGAGAGCATGACTATATTGTCGTCATTACCGCCCATATCCACCATACTGACCTCCATCAGCCTGCACCTCGTGATGGTCGGACGTGTCTGTCCGGGTTTCAGCAGTACGGGGTCGTCACTCGACTCCACGATTTCAAAATAAGGGCTGCACATCTTCAGAGTACCTTTGTCCCATTGCTGCTTTGCCAGCTTCGACTCGTCACGGACTTCATCAAAGTAGGGTTCACCGGTGATTTCGGCACCTTCCACTTTCAAATCCCTAATATTTCCGATAATGATACCCCTCCAGTGCATCCACAGCATGACGGGATTTCTCCGGAACTGCTCCAAATCCACCCCGTCAGTCTTTACCCAGGTGCCGAAGCAGTTCAATGTCTCGTTTGATATTCTGATTCTTTTAGCCATGATTTCCGTCTCATTTTGTCGCAAACTTACAGCTACACCCATAACCGCACAAAAAAGTGGGTAACGGTTGCCCTCAAGTGTGCAACCGTTTTGTAACTGTGTGCAAGCATTGCGCCGTTTTTTCGTGCCCCGCACCACACTTCGCAACTTTGCCACTGTAAACAAGAAATTTCAAGGTATATGGCAAACAGTAAGGACAAGCAGAAATCGGTGGCGAAGCACCTCTACATGAAAGGGACCCCCACCGCACAGATTGTGGAACTCACCGGAGTGAGCCGCCAGTCCGTCAGCCGGTGGCTGAACACTGAAGGCTGGAAAGAGGAACGCGCCGCACGCGAAATGAGCAAGGAATCCATCACCTCCAAGACCCTTTCCAAACTGGGGGACGCCATCGACAAGGCGGACGGTGACGAAAGAAGCATCGGGCGCATGGCGGACTCGCTGCTGAAATCCGTCAAGGCTATCAAGGAAATCAACTTGAGCACCACCATTGTGAACAAGGTGGATACACTCATAGAGTTTGAGAACTGGATGGTAGCGCACCGGGACGAATATCCCGAGATAGACGACAAAATGCTTGTACTCATCAACCGTATGCACAGCGAATTCATGGGAATCAAATTCAAACAGAAATGACAGCGGAAGAAAAGAAAGAAGCACTGCTGCGGTGGAATGAGCACTGCCAGCGTCTGTTGCGCCTCACCTCAAAACGCAAACCGGAGACTGAAGCCGAACGGAAAAAGAACATCGCCCGTGCCTTGAAGGATTATGACTACTTCTGCCGGCGGTACCTGAGCCACTACTGCCAATGCCCCAATGCAAAATTCCACAACGAGGCCGCCCGTTACATCGAGAAGCACCGGGAAATGCGGGCCGTTTTCAAATGGCCGCGCGGACATGCCAAGTCCGTACACTTGGACGTGGGAATCCCCCTATGGCTGAAGTTCAAGGGGGAGCTGCACGTCATGGTATTGGTGGGGAAAAGCGAGGACAATGCCGATGCCCTGTTGAGCGACCTGCAGGCGGAACTCCAGTTCAACCAGTACATTGTCGAGGACTTCGGCGAGCAATACAACTCCGGATGCTGGCAGGAGGGCGAATTCGTTACCAAGGACCAGTGCGCCTTCTTCAGCCGCGGACGCGGGCAGTCACCACGAGGACTGCGTTTTCGCGACAAGCGTCCGGACTATATCGTGGTGGATGACCTTGACGATGACGAGATGTGCCGTAGCGAGGCGCGTGTGCGAGAGATGACAAAATGGGTGAAGGAAGCCCTTTTCGGTTGTTTTGGCGGTAAGGAAGGACGCTTCATCATGGTAGGCAACCTCATCGGCAAGAACAGCGTGCTGCAAAAGATGACAGACAGCGACACCGTATATACCAGTACCGTCTATGCAATCGGCAAGGACGGGACTCCCGCCTGGCCGGAATTTTACACCATCGAACTGCTGCGCAGTCGTGAACGGTTCATGGGCTACCGAAGCTTCCAGAAGGAATACATGCACAATCCCATCACCGAAGGTGCGGTCTTCCAGGAACGCTGGATCCGGTGGAAGCGGATGCTCAAACTCCGCTACTATGAAAGCCTGGTGCTCTACATCGACCCCAGTTTCAAGGACAGCAGCAAGAACGACTACAAGGCCGCCAAGTTGTGGGGACGTCCACGCGCCGGATTGAAAACCGCCAGTCCCACAGAACTGCATTGCCTGCGTGCTTTTGTGCGTCAGTGCAGCGTGGGCGAAATGGTGCGATGGGTTTATGACCTTTGGGAGTCACTGTCCGAGGACGCCGCCGTCACCATCTACATGGAAGCCAACTTCATGCAGGATACCATATTGGACGAGTTCGAGCGTGAGGGCAGGCAGCGCGGCTACCAGGTGCCCGTCACCGCCGACAAGCGGAAGAAGCCGGACAAGTTCGCCCGCATCGAAGCCGTCAGCCCGCTGTGGGAACGCGGTCTGGTCTTTTACAACGAGAAACTGAAAAATGACAACGACATGAAGACCGGTATCGAACAGACCCTCGCCTTCGAGAAAGGAAGCCGCGCCCATGATGACGGCCCCGACGCTGATGAGGGTGCCATCTACAAACTGCAGAAGCAGGTGCGTGAGGAAAATTTCACACCGCGCATGGGAGTACGCCAGCCGCCCTCCCAAGGCTGGTGAAAATTAAGAGTTCATGCATCACTAAACATTAACCGCTAAACATTATCCCCATGTTCATTACGGAAGACGATTACATACAGATTGGAACGGAGGCATTGAGAATCATGCAACAGAGTTCACCCGACAACCGCCTGGCAGCGGAACAGCGTGCCTTGTCACGCATTGCATCGGCCCTGCGCGAGCGTTACGACATACAGAAGGCATTCGCCTGCGAAGGAGAACGGCGGGATGCCGAACTGGTGGGATGTGCGGTCGATATCGCCCTCTACCACATGTCAGCGTCGCTGCCCCAGAAGATGGGCTCCGAGGTGCGCGAGAAACGCTATAAGGATGCCATAGAATACTTGAAGGAGATACAGGCGGGACGTGTAATCCCCGACATTCCCACCGTCATGGGGCCGGACGGAGAAGAGGATTTCCATAACCCCATCCGCTACGGATCAGCCGCCAGGAACGAGTATATCTGGTAAGAAATATGGTTTTTCAATTATTCATTTTCAATTAACAGACTATGTCCAATCGCAATTACAAGAAACAGAACCCGGTAAGGATTGGCAGGGTAAACCTCGGCAATCCCGCCGAGGTGAAGCGGGTGACCAGACTGTCCGTCGACCTGCAACTGCAGACCGAGGCGCTTACCAAGAAAGACATGCGCGCCTGGCGCAACGCCTGGCAGTATGCAAAGAATGTGGAATATCCCAACCGTGTGCCGTTGTATGACGTGTATGGCGACGTGGAGGTGGACATGCACCTCACCGGATGCGTGGGACAGCGCAAAGGGTATGTGCTGAACAAGAGTTTCCGCATCGTGGACCGAAAGGGGGTGGAGAACCCGGAACTGACGGCCATATTCGAGGCGCCCTGGTTCAAGACCTTCATGGACCTGGCACTGGACGCGCACTACTGGGGGCACTCGCTCATCCAGTTGGGAGATGTCATCTCCGTGGACGGGACACCCGCCTTCAGCGAGGTGCAGCTGGTACCGCGCCGCCACGTCATCCCCGAATACGGGGTCATCGTGGTACGCCAGCAGGAGGCATGGCAGAACGGCTATGACTACCGGCACAGCGAAATGGCGGACTGGACGGTGGAGGTGGGCGGCACGCACGACCTGGGGATGTACCTCAAATGTGCCCAGCATACCATTCCCAAGAAAAACGTATGCTCCTTCTGGGACATGTTTTCCGAAATATTCGGCATCCCCTTCCGGGTGGGAAAGACCACCAGCCGGGACTCCAAGGAGCTGGGACGTATCGAGAAGATGCTGGGCACGATGGGTGCAGCAGGCTGGGCGCTCTTTCCCGAAGGCACCGAGATAGAAATCAAGGAGTCCACCCGCGGGGATGCCTACAACGTCTTTGACAAACGCATAGACCGCGCCAACTCCGAACTGTCAAAGGGAGTGCTCACCGAAACCATGACTACGGAGAACGGCAGCAGCCTTTCGCAGAGCGAGGTGCATCTGGAGGTGCTGAAGAACCTTGTCAGCAAGGATGCCGACAACCTGCGGGACGTCATCAACTTCCAGCTTATCCCCAAAATGATAAAGCACGGTTTCCCCTTAAAGGGATACCGTTTCGACTGGTACGAGGGCATAGACTTCACACCCGAGCAGCAGATTGCCTATGAACGCCTGCTGCTGGAGAACTACGAGGTGGACCTGAAATATTTCATCGACAAGTACAATGTGCCCATTATCGAGAAAAAAGCGCCCGCACCGGTGGCTGTCCCGGCAGGCAAGGAAAATGGCAAGGGGGATGGGGAACAGAAGCTCTGTTTTTTCGACTGAGCCCTTCTGACTACGAAGGGCTGCACAGACGAGCCTTGCTGGCATATTACGGAAATGCACTGCCGCTGGCTGACAGTGGGGAAGATGAAGAAGAGGAAATAGATACTGCTGCCGTGGAGGCGTCTTTTGTCCTGCTGATGCGCTGGCTCCACCGGCAGCCGGAATTCACACCGGAGATGCTGGCGGACAAGGAGGTGCAGAAGTTCATACGCGACCATACCGATACGCTGGACCGTGCCGTGGATTATTCAGTCCGTCAACGCCCCATGGACGACATCAGCATACGGCGGCTCAAGGAAAGCAATTACGTCTTTTCCGGCTTCAAGACCTTCCATGAGCTGAACGAGGCGTTCCCCTCGCTGCTCGATGCGGACGGGAACCGGAAGCCCTTTGAACACTTTTTGAATGACGTTCAAAAGGTGAACGAGACCTATAACCGCTGGTACCTGAAAGCGGAATACAACTTCGCCATGGCATCTGCCGTCATGGCTGCCAGGTGGAAGCAGTGGTGGGACGATGAGGACCGGGACCGCTACCTGCTGCAATACCGCACTGTGGGCGACAAACGAGTACGCGAGGCACACCGGGCACTGCATAATGTCACGCTGCCCATTACCTCACGGTTCTGGGATGAATACTTTCCTCCAAACGGGTGGAACTGTTTTGTCGCAGGAACCCGGGTACTCATGGCCGGTGGAGAGTGGAAAAACATTGAAAATATACAAAGGGGGGAATCAGTCATAGGAGGAAGTGGTGAGTACCAACTTGTGACCGGTACCCACATGAAACCGTTCAATGGAGAAATGACACGTATCCGCACCAAAAGGGGAATTACCACGTGCACCCCAAATCACCGTTTCCTGACGGCCGGAGGATGGACCGCCGCTTCTGACATCCAGACTGGAGATATACTTCTGCAGGTCGGTAAAGTCGGCACGTTCAATAAAGCCGTTAACGCAATACACAATTTGTACACCCTCACCGGATATGTGCTGATGGCGTTGGTACGAAAGTGGAAAACGGTTGCTTCCAAGACAGTCAATGGCAAGATTCAAGGAAGGGATATAGAAATCGACAATGTATATGCCAAATAATTTTCTAAACTCGAAATTCAGATGAAGAGACTGAAGGTAATCATAAAGCAGCTGTTCGTGCCGACTCGGAGGAAGCTTCAGGGCGGACATGCGTTCCGGATATGTCCTGCGGGTAACAAGGGAATTTGCGAGCGCCCTCTCTCTGACGTCCTTACGAAGGAAGGAAGACGTCTTTTTCAATTTATCGGCAATCTTCCGGAGCGTTTCACTGTTCCCTTTGTTCTTGCCTTGTCTCACATGTCTGCCTGCAAGGGCAAGCCTATGGTTTACATCCGCAAGCTGTTTGCCTGTGGCAAGTCGGCGTTCCGGTGCGTTATGCCATTGCGCCCTGACGGCCTCACTCCCATGCCGTACGGAGAATCCGGTATGGCGGATAATCTTTGCGGCAGTGCGGTTATTCACATGCCAGATCCGGCACAAAAAACGGAATCCCCTCTTCTCGTGGACATATCTCAGTTCCACGGCATCATGAATATTCATTCCTTCAATGGATTCAACTCTTTTTATCACTTCTTCCGACAGACCTTTTTTCATAACAGATACATATTGGTTACAGGCAAAGATAAGCAAAAAGAGAATACGCTTGTATATAACCTTTCAATCAATAAGGATGAAAGTTACATCATACAAAATGGAATTGTACACAACTGTCGGTGTACGGTGGAAAGGGTGCGTCAAGGCAAATATCCGGAAAGTGACGAGTTCCGGGCGATGCTGGCGGGCAGCCAGGCAACGGCAGGCAAGCACCAGGAAATGATGCGGTTCAACCCGGGAAAGCAAATGGCATGCTTCCCGTTCTATAATCCCTACACCATCAGCCGATGTAAGGATTGTCCGGACAAACCTGGCATGCTTAAACTGGCAAAGATACCCGACAATGAATTATGTGCGGCCTGCAGGGTGATAAAGGAAATGATGAAAGCTAAAGAAACACTGCAGAAACAAAGAAAAACGGTGCGTGAATGGGCCAAAGAAAATCTGGTTGGCAGGACTATAGTAGTGCAAGGGGTGCAAAAAACGATAGAATTTACCATGAATGGCATCAAGGAAACGCTGAACCAACCACACAAACATATGCTGGCAAAAAATGAAGCGATACGGGACATCGTCTCATTGCTGGAGAATAGCGAACATGTACTTGAAAGAATGGATGATAAAGGAAATCCGATGGTACTTAAATACCATTATCTTAAAATAGAGATTGCAGAAAAAGAATCGTATGCCGTTATCAGAGAACTTATGGATGGAAAATGCCAGTTCTACTCCATTGTGGAAAAACTGAAGAAAAAGGATGATTAAAGCCTTTAGTGAAGGATCAGCAATCCAACCCAGTACTTTAACCACCCTCTTTCATATCACAAAGATACGGCTATTTATTTAATAAACAAGCATTATGACCCCAAATTCAAACATAACCCGAGAGCTGGAACGGAAAATAAGACGTTTCATCAGCCTTACACTGAAAGATATCGGTACGGAGATAGGAGAAGAGTTCGATCGTAACTTCGAACGGGAAGCCTTCTTCAACGAGCATTGGGCACGAAGGAAATACAATAACGACGAAAGCCGGGGGCTGCTGATACGTACGGGAGCCTTACGCAGGAGTATCAAAACGGAGACTACCGGACATAGCGTGGTTTTCAGCAGTGACCTGCCATACGCTGCCATTCACAATGAGGGCGGAACGATAACCGTCACCAGGAAGATGAAAAGGTACTTCTGGTACCTGTACCGGCAACTGACAGACAATTATAGGCGCAACCCCACGGAAGAGGCACTTTTCTGTAAACGTATGGCGTTGAAACGGGCAAGAAGCAGGATAGTCATGCCGCGCCGACGGTTCATCGGCATGCATCCGGAGGTGGAGCGCATCATCCGGGAAATAGTGGAAGAAAACAGCAGAAAAATATTTCAGACATGAGAAGATTCCTTTACCTCAGCCTCATAGAACGGCTGAAACAACTCACAGACCGGGACGGGAAGCCCGTCATCAGAACATTCGACCTGTGGAACGAGCAGATTTCATTCCTGGAGCAGGAAGAGCCTTTCGATGTCCCTGCCGTATTCATTGAATTCCGGCCCGTGAAATGGACGGGCGGCGGCACGCAGACAGCAGACGTGACCCTACGCCTGCATATTATCACACCCTGGAAAGGGAGTTCCCGTGAAGGCGGCGGCTTCCAGCAGCAGGCGCTGGAGCGTTTCGACTTGCTGGACTGCATGGACCGGCATCTTTTCAACCTCTCCGGAGACGACGGCAGCATTTCCTTCAGTCTGTTCCGGCGTACCGGAAGCAGCACGAACCACAATCATGAGGAACTTGTGGAGGATGTCACCGATTTCACATGTAAAGTGATAGACAGGGGATAAGGACGGGTCAGAAAAGCGACAGTTGCGCCCGCATCTCTTTCTGGCGTTGGATGATGCGCGGGTCGGCGCTGGCATTGATGATGTTGTAGAAGGTCTTTTCACAGATATGGTACTTCGGCCAGATATAACGGCGCAGGATCTCGCGGTTGGAGAGGCCGCTGCGGGAATGTTCATCGTAAATGCGTACAATGTCCTCTACTCTGAACGCGTAGCTGCATCCTACAATCCTGTTCCGACTCTTTTTCATACCTCTGAAATTATAATACCCTGAATTACCTGAAAACCTGATACAAAGATAACAATAACGGCATATATACACAACAAAGGCCGCCATATTAATCATACGGCGGCCTTTCGAGGATTCATCGGCGTGTCTTCAACCTCATGGACAGCATGGTCTTGTTCCACAATATCAGAAAAGCATCCCAATAATCCTGAAAGCTGAAATAGTACCAGCTCATTTGCAGATACCATATCGGCAGATAGGCTATGAATATGGTGAACCACAAGGGGATGAGCAGCCAACGAAGTACCAATCTTGCTTTGTCCATTATTGTTTTTTATTTTCATTAAAAAGAATGACTAAAAAAGCAAAAAATAGCAGATTTGAGCTTTTGTTTTGAGTTTCAAGTGGTTGTGGCAGTCGTTGGCTTTTTGTGGCATTCGTGAGGAAATGCGAAAATGGCGGATTTGAGAAGTAGAAACGCTTTCAAGTCATTACCTCAAAGAAACGCTCTAATAAGCATTTTTAACGGCTTCGGTTTTTACTTCTCAATTCTGCACAGGTTGTGAATTTGCCATGCAACTCTCATGATTTAATTTTGCACAGAACAAAAAGCAAGGAATTATGAGAAGTACATTCAAGACAGTCTTCTATGTAAACGGAAGCAAGGAGAGAAACGGAATTGTCCCTATCATGGGACGTGTGACAATCAACGGAACTATCGCACAGTTCAGTTGCAAGCTGAGCGTGACCAAGGCGATATGGGATGCCAAGGGCAACAGAGCCAAAGGCAGAAGCAAGGAAGCCAATGAGGTGAACTTTGCGCTTGATAACATCAAGGCTCAAATCGCTAAGCATTACCAACGGCTTTCCGACCGTGAGGCGTTCGTTACCGCTGAAATGGTGAGAAACGCATATCAAGGCATAGGTACGGAGTATGAGACATTACTCAGAGCTTTTGACAAGGAGAACGCAGCCTTTGCCCAACGCGTGGGAAAAGACCGAGCTGTCCGAACCTACCGCAAGTATCTGACGGTAAGAAAGTACGTTGCCGAGTTCATCAAATTTCAGTACAAGCGCAGCGATATGTCCATGAATGAGCTTACCGAGGAGTTCATCCGTGATTTTTGTCTGTATTTGAAGAATGTCATTGGACTCACGCAATCTACCATTTGGATATACTCCATACCATTGAAGCATATCGTCACGGCAGCACACTACAACGGCAAGATACAGAGAAATCCGTTTGCCATGTACCACGTTGACCCAGATCACAAGGAGCGTGAGTTCTTGACAGAGGAAGAATTGGACATATTTGCAGGAATAGAGTTGGAAAATCCCAACTTTGCTTTTGCGAGAGACTTGTTTATGTTTGGTTGTTGGACAGGTATCTCTTTCGTTGACATCAAGAATCTTACAGAGGACAATGTTGCCATTATAAGTGGGTCTCCATGGATAGTTTCTCAGCGTCAAAAGACAGGCGTACCATTCAAAATTAAACTGATAGATGCAGCCATACAGATAATTGAACGTTACAAGCCATTGAGAAAAGATATGCACTTGTTTAATATTGGCTCACTTGACATGGTAAACAAGCGTATAAAGAAAGTGGCAAAAATGTGTGGCATCAAGAAGCGAATTTCATTTCATGTCTCCCGGCATTCGTTCGCAGTTTTGGCTTTAAACTACGGTATGCCGATAGAGAGTGTAAGCAAGATACTGGGACATACGGACATCGCCACAACACAAATTTACGCAAAGGTGACAAGTACTAAATTGGAGCATGACATATCAGCTTTTGAAAGTCGAATCAAGGGGCATATGCCGACAATGGGGGGAATGGCATGAAAAGGACTGTAATCACCGTGGACGGAAATGGAATGTTATCCATTCCGTCCAACTTGCAAGACTTGTGGATGAGTGAGGGTGAATTGGTTGATATGCTTCATGTCACCGCCATGAAACTCCATGCTGTGATAAGGTCAATATACAAGGATGGTTTATTGACGGTGTCGGAAGTCCAACAGAAACAGGAAACTTCCAATGGCATTTGGCAAACGTTGTATGGCTTTCCGATGATTGTTGCCCTTTGCTTCCGTATAAACTCATACGGGGCAGCTCGGTTTCGTGCCACCATCTTCAAGAGATTGTACGGGGCAAAAGAGAAAAGTAGTGTCATTATCCTACAACTCAATAGAAGAACAACCGCCTTTAGTTGAATGTCCTCTTGCTTGTTTGTTGGCTTGGCGCTGTCGTACTGTCGTGAATAAGTACTGAAGCATAAGCATGACATTCTTACTTGTAGGGGGATGAGTTCTGTTCATAAAAATGACGGACAAAACACCCCTTATTTTTGTTGAATTGTTGAATATGATGAAAGAAGTATTGAACATCAGGCATTTACGGCTCAACATATTCTCAACAAATCTCTCAACAAAAGAAAGATAATGTTGAAAAGAGAAAACCATGAACACCATTCCTTTCTTTCTTTTTTGCCCAGTAATTTGTTGTGTAGAGCTATTTGTTGAGAGTTTGTTGAGGGTATAAGTGGTTGGTTCTCATAAAGATAACACCTATCTTCAACAATTCAACGTTTTACATGCCCTCACTTGGTACGCTGTAAAATGTGCTTGTGGATTAATTGGCAACCGCTCTATTCTCCGAAATGGTTGCAGCAACGTTTCTTGGAGGCTTTGCGCCTCCAGCCACTTGGGCGAACCTCCGCAGTGTTTTAGCATGGCATTAGATTTATGCAGACTATACCGAGGACACACAGCACACTCGGCATAGTTCACAAAGGAAATCAACAACACACAACTGAAACACTTGGCAAGTTTCACACTGAAAATATCACCTTTTCCTTTGCAAACTCCATGTACAAAGTAGCTTGTGTCTGTGACCTTGTTCTTTCAATGTGGCAGCTTTGATGTTTGGCGTAAATTGAGAGAATTAAGGTCTGCAACCTTGGGCATGGAAAGCCGAAAGGCAAATATCTCGTCTTTTGTTCTTAGAGGAGGGAGCGAGGTTATGTTTTGGGAACCCCAAAACGCCTCGCTCCACCATGAGGGCGAAGAAATTTTGCTCCCAACGGTTGCAGAAAGTGAGTGTACCAACTGTAGGCAGTGCATAGAAATATGTAAATAGATTTGTCAGGTGTAGTTTATTCTTCCTTTATTTGCACAAAAGTATGTTTTGAGTGTTATAAAAAATAAAAAAATGCACTATTACGTTGATACTTTTGTATTTTTGCACTCAGTTATCTTGGACAGCAGAATTTGAAACACTGAAAATCCGTAATCTGTCTATATGTAAAATCTTTAAATTTGGATTATTATGACTAAGAAGTTTTGGTTAATAGCACTCATCGTAGCTTGCACTGTTGTATTTGGCAGTTGCGATAAGTCTGAGGAATTGAGTGTTGAGCAATGTAAGTTGGATATGAATCTATTCAACCAAACCTATACTGTTAATGATGAGGGGTGCTGTGTGCTAAAAGGGAGAAAGCCAATAGCAGCAGAAGAAATACAGAGTAAGGTCAAGGGCTATGGTTGGGAGAGTATTGCCACTTATGAGGTACAGGAAAACGGAAAGTTGAGCAAGGAGGAATTTTGGAAAGACAGATTTGGTGGCAGCCCTACACACTTTTGGTTTGAGACATCACAGCAAGCTTTTAGTTATTTTTATAGTGATGCCTTGCCAGCCTTTTGTTTCAGTCGTGTATCATGGACTTATGACATGGACAAAGGCTTCATACTGTTTGGCAGCAACAAGCAGACAACAGACAGCAGATACATGCAGATTCTTAAGCTTGACGAGTCGAATGGCAAGACCTTAATGTACACCATACAAAAATTGGGAGCGACGAGTGATGGCAGCAATGGTTACAAGTCTATATATGGCATGATTGTATATAAACGCATGACCGAAACCGATTTGGAAATGATGAAGAAAAGTTACACGTATGATACGGATATTGACCGTTCTGTTCCCGACAACTGCAAGTTTAAGATTAAGGCATACTATGCAGAAGACGACAAAGACAACACAGACCCTGTGTTTCAGACCTTCTGCCTTGTAACATTTGAGCTTACCGATGAATATGGTTTCAACTCTTCAGATAATGCCTATTACAACTACTACGATTCAATTACTTGGACGAGTGATTGTCGTGATATGCCAGATAGCTTTGGAATCATGGAACGTAAGACAAACTGTTTGAATACTTCCTATTGGTGGAGCACATACTTCTTCACGCCTCATGACAATACTATTGTCTATGCCAATGGCTATAAAGATGGCCGTATTGTCTATCAAGCCCGAAAGAGGCTCTATTTGGTGAATGATGGATTCTTTGGTTACGATTGGGATAACGTAAGGTATAATTCCAAGAACCCCGAACTAACAGAATATTGCTTGCTGGACAAGAGCCGTGAGTTTATCCTAACTCCACCTACTGCCTACAAAGAAGACATTACAAAACCGTATGCAGAGTTACGTATTGTACTGAAAGGAGCAAAAGACAAAAACGACAAGGAATATATGTTAGGCGTGCTTGAACGTGAAAGAGAAGGTCTGTTGAAGATTATGGACCAGTACTATGAAGCACATAGTACTATAAAAGAAACAGAAAAGGCTTCGCTGTGTAAAACGTTTAAGGCACTACCCGAAGATGCTGATATTAAAGCATATTGGCGTACAAAACATTCTCGCATGGTACTGATACTTAAAACTGACGGGGAAGACCCTATAAACAGTGAATACTATGTGCATGCGGAACCAATTAAATGATAAATAAGTTTAATGTGGACAACAATAGTCATAAGGCGAAGTTAATCTTTGTTTTATGACTATTGTTTTTTTGCACCAACATAGTGTGGTTTCATTTTTATTTTGTATTTTTGCAACTGTAAAGAGTTGTTAGGCAAAGCAAACATATGCATATTGCAGAAGTTGTGACTATTGCCAAATCATTACCTCTATTGAGGTTGAACACTTATAAATCGCTCATTTTAAGCTATTCAGCAGATTATAGAAGAATTTTTAAGAAAAACAGCCACCAAAATCTTCTTTTGCGTTATCTCAAATAAACAATGATTTTGTTTCAATCCCACTGGTAGACATCTCTGTTGCAGCAGGCTGCTGTGGCTACGATAATCCCGATTATTTGGAAGTAGTAGATACCATAAAAATGCCTTCATCCATGGTGCGTAATAGTGAGAAATACTTCTGCGTCCGCATCAAAGGAGAAAGTATGTCACCTACATTATTGGATAGCTCCTACGTTATCGTGAGATTACTCGACCGTTCTGAATGGCAGGACATGCCCGACCAACACATCTACGTCATTAGTGACACTGATGGGCGTTCATATATCAAACGCATCAAGAACCGATTCCGTCAACATGGATTCCTCGTCTGCATGTCAGATAATGTAGATAAGATCAATTACCCCAATTTTAATTTGGAAGCTCAGGAGATAAACACCATACTTCATGCTGAATGGTATTTCAGTGCTAAAATGCCGAATCTGAATGAAACATATTATGATAAAGTTAATCAACTGGAAGATGATATGGATGTAATGAAAGGGCAGATGGTGCAGATACAGCAATTGTTGCGTGCTATCAATGTAAAGTAAGAATAGAAATAAGAAAATAGCCAATTTGATAAGTTTACTTGCTGGTATTATTGGCACTTGGAAGGCCTGCTCTTAGCTCCTTGACTTTTTCCAATATTTTAGCGTATAGCTCTCGATATCCTGCATCTTCGATGTCACTTATATATCCATCAATAGGTTCATATCCGTTTACTGCACAAAACAAGATTTCGAGTGCACGCTGATACCGTGGAAGTTCCTTGTGCGAATAGAGAACCTCGCGGATGATATTTCTTTTTATAATGGGAATATCTATTTTCATACTAAATAATGCTCCCGGCACAATCACCGGGAGCATTTCCATCAAACAACTAATTAATTACCTTAATCTCCGCGCGCTTTATCCCTCAGTCGGAGCCCTGAATGCCGGGAGCGTTCTTCACACCTTCAAAAACCGTTGCGGCAGCAACAAGAGTCGAACTTGTGACAAAAGACCTGCATACGTGTTCACCACGTATGTACACCTTCGCTCTACCAGCTGAGCTATACTGCCAATTATTTGCGACGCGCGCACGTTTATTACGCTAAAATAGCACTTATTCCATAAATACCTATTATGAATCAACAGTTTATATGATTAGTACAATTATACTACCCGCTAAAAACACTATACTATCCCCCTATAAATATTTATTTAAACGCCTAAAAACATAACCTAAAAGGAAACATCATATAAAATACACCCTTTTCTAATTGTTAAAAAAGTATGCCTAAACTACATTACACAAGCTTATTGCCTATGAAAAAAGTATGTCTTATCGGTATGCCTTATGGTATGCCTAAACTTATTTTTAACATTTCACTCTATAACTATTCATCAATACCATCTATTCATTTGAGCATATAAAAGAACTTATGAAGTCATATCCTCTAAACACCCTAAATAGTATATATTTTATTCGGAAATACTTCTATATATTTATTATTTAGAATATATTTGTAGAAAGAAACTTCTAAATAATGAATTTATGACTAAGATAATTCACGTACATCTCATTTTCGAGAAAAAGGACTATTATTTCGGCAGTATCAGTGCCATTTATACCGTCCTAAATGACGCTCAAATAGGTATTAAAAAGAGCTCGCTACTTCATGCCGGTCTCACTGATGGTGGCGTTAAGACAACTCGTAGAGCCATTATCAAGCAGTCTCACCTCATTCGTTGTACCCAAGAATGACCTAAGCACTCCACACGGAAAAAGGGCTGAATCGCGCCTCAAAAAGCGTCAATTCAGCCCTCATCTTATATCCATTGTAACATTTGACCGTTTAAAGTGTTTTCATACCTTATTCAAATGTAATATCTGTGTCGCACAATGTAACAATTCGATTTGTTTCAGCGCACACAACTCAAATAGCCTCAAACCTTCTATTCATCGGCATTTCAGCATCATTTAACTCCCACATGCTTTACATACAAAGTGATTTACCCCCCTTAGCTCAGGTCGCGGTGACCGCAAAGCCGGGAACCGGGATAATCCTTCAGCAGCAGCAACACAAGCACACGCAGGGAGTGCTTTTGGAAAAGGGTGCGTGTATCGGCAGGGCGACCGCACTCGTCAAGACCGCCTTCGTAGCAGACACCGATGCTACCTGCATTCCACCCCCGGACATGGGCACCAGGCAGGGACAAGGGACGCAGGGACTTGATGTCACCGTTCTTGCGGATATAAAAATGATAACCTGCGCCGGGGCTTCTCCGGCGCAGGTGGTCTGTCGTCAAGTCGTGCTCCGTATAGCAGCGGTCGCAGCGGGTGGCGGAACAATGGACGACGATAAGATTGATGAATCTCATGAGAATTAAAAATTAGAAATTAAAAATTAAAAGTGAAGGAAACCCGCTACACTGTCATGGCATGGGCGCTCAGGGCACCAATAAGCGCGGAGGCTACAGCGATTATCACTTTCAGAATCTTATCCCAAACGGATGATTTTGTACTCATAAAATTAAGGATTAATGGTTAAGAATTAATGGTTAAGGATTAGTGATTAAGGATTAATGGCTAATGATTAATGGTTAATCATTAGGGATTGATTAGCGATAAACGATTTGCTTGTGTTCATTAACCCTTAATCACTAACCATTAATCATTCCTTTTTTATCCCAGCGGATTTTCGCCCTGGTCGCCGTCGTCGCCGGAGCCGCCTCCGGAACCACCGCCTTGATTGCCGCCGCCGGAGCCGCCCTCCTCGGGCTTGTCGAGCACAAAGCCCACATTCGCCGGGCTACGGGTCACGGCGGTACTGCCGTTCACCAGCTTCAACTCCTTGTCGGGGATAAAGCGGATATTCACCTTCGAGATATTGCGCACCGTACATTTGTCCGAGGCCTCCATGCCGGGACAGCGGAACGTCATGTGGAAAGTGCCCAGCTGGTTCAGCTTCACCTTGTCGCCGTTGGCAAGGTTGCCTTGAATCTCCTCCACCAGGGCTTCGATGACGTGCTTCACGTCGCCCTTCGTCATGGCACAGTTTTTCTGAATGGAGGCGGCAAGGACATCGATGTCCACGGTGCCGCAGGTCTTGGGTTTCTGACGGAGATAGTACAACATGGGCGAAGCCGGGTTGCTTACGATTTTACGGCGCTGGAAGCGCTCTACAATTACATCCATAAATTTGAAAAGTTAAGGTTTAAGTTAAGAAAAATGAGTTATAAGAGAGAAGTGGGTAAGGGAAGGGATAGGGCGCCCAAATCAATGATTATTCCTTTTCTTAAGCACATTACAAAGATACAACATTAAGAAGCGGAAGTCAAGTGTTTTGCCATTTTTTTTACTACAAAAAACACGGAGACACAGAGTTTTTCAAGCAATAAGAAAAATCTCCGTGTCTTTGTGTCTCTGCATTCTATAAATTTCCATCCATCACTTTGCATTCCTCGTCAGCCACTCCAATGGTGGTATGTAGTCCACCAGTTTTGTCATGCTTTGGTTATGGTGGAAATAGACTTCACCGGTTTTGCCATTACGGTGCTTGGCTATGATGACGATGCCCAAGCCATCGGTGGGATAAGTACTCTTCTTATCGACGGTCTTGCCGTAGAGGGCAGGGCGGCAAAGCAGCATTACCATATCCGCATCCTGCTCTATGGCGCCGCTCTCGCGCAGGTTGCTCAGGGTGGGGCGATGGTCTATGCTACCGTCGCTCGCCCGGTTCAGCTGACTCAGCAGCAGTACGGGGATATCCAGCTCCTTGGCCAGCAGCTTTGCCTTGCGGCTTGCCTGCGCCACTTCCTGCTCGCGGTTGCGGTTTTTCTGGTCACTCCTCATGTCACATAGTTGCAGATAGTCCACAATCACCATGTCACAGCGATTCTTGCTCTTCAGCAGGCGGGCGGAAGAACGCACGCGGTCCATGCTCGTCATCGGATGGTCGTCTATCAGTATGGGCAACCGCGACAACTCGGCAGACGCCTCATGCACCTGCCTCACCTCGCCGGGTGTGAGCTGACCGCTACGCAGGTGTTGCGGGTCTACCCCCTCCGTAGCTGCAAGCAGCCAGCGGTCTCCCAGGCGCTCGCCTTGCATTTCGAGGCTGAAGACCACCACATGACGCCCCGCCATGGCAGCGGCACGGGCCAGGTGGAGGGCAAAGGCGGTCTTCCCCACCGACGGACGGGCAGCAAGGATGTTCAAGTCGCCGCGCTGCCAGCCCGCCGTAACGTGGTCCAGAGCGTCAAAACCCGTAGGGATACCCGTAATGCCGTTGCATCCGTGCTCCATACGCTGCTCCACCTCGGCCAGCGTGTCGTCCATCAGCCGGTCTATGGAGCGAAGGTGGTCGGCTACGCCGCTCTCGTCCTCCAGCCCCTCCAGCAGTCGATGGGCTTCCACCAGGATGTCGTCAATATCCATCGACTCGTCGGCACTGAACGCCAGCAGTTGCTGGAATCCCGTACGCATGATACGCCGCGTGTGCAATTGCCTAAGGATGAGCGCATGATACTCCAGATGAGCACTGGAGCTGACCTTCGAGCTGATGCGCAGCAGTTCGTAAGGCCCGCCCACGGCATCGAGTTTGCCACGGGCTGCCAGTTCGTTCTTCAACGTGATGGTGTCTATGGACTTCGCGCTGCGATACATCGATTGCAGGGCGGCAAAAATTTCCAGATTCTTCTCCTCGTAGAACATCTCGGGACGAAGTTTGTCCGCCACCAGAGGCATGGCAGCGCGCTCTATCATGCAGGCACCGATGACAGCTTCTTCGAGGTCACTGTCGTGGGAAAAAGTAGTTTCAGTCATCATATTCATTTTCAAAAGATTTGTCCGCCAGATAGGTGGCGGCTTGTTTACAATATTTTTGGTTGTTCAGATGGTCGTAATATTCGTCGATGTTGTCCAGTGCCCGCTGTTTCTCGCCTGCCGTCAATTTTTTCCATTCGCGACGGGCCCGGCCGATGTTTACCTTGGGATGCTCGGTGATGTCATGAAACTTTTCCCAGAAGATGCAGAAGTCCTCTCCCGCCCCAGCCACCGGCGCTGCCTTCTTCTTCCGCGGGGCTGCTTTAGGACGGGCATTGCCGGTAAGGAAATCATAATCGGGGATACGGATGTGCATCACGTAGGGGTTGGCCACCCGCTCCACGATACCGGCGTCGAACATCTTGTTGAAGAAGTAGCGCGTACGGTTGCGGGGCCACCCCAATATCTCCATCCAGTGGGCCAGGGAAAGTACGGACTCGCCACGTACACAGTCGAAAAGGTGTCCCCTGACGTTGCAGGTCACCGTGCTGTAGTTGACGTGTGTCAGCACAAAGACAAAGGCTTCGAAGGCATCGGCGGCTTTCTCTCCGGTTTTCATATTCATTTGTTCCTCAAACAAGGCTTTGGGGAAGAGGAGATAGCCTTTCTTCAGCATCTCCGTTGTCATGGGTCTCATTTCTTTTTCCATTTTTGTCTATTCTTAATTCGATAATGCGACAAAGGTAAGGGACCAGCCAGGGGGATACAAATAAGCGGTTAGAATCGGCTAAAAATTAATGAAATACATAAGGTGGCGAGAGAGGGTTTCACCTCATCCTCCACCACCCTATATAATAATATACTAAAATAATCAGAATGTATTAGAAATACATTCTCTATTTCGCATATTTTTTAGAGACCAGAAGATACGGATTTTTCACGGTCATATCCTTCACGTGGTCGGGCATCCCCCAGTAGCTCAAGAGGATGCCTATCTGTACGGGGGTGAGGTGGGCAGTCCTGGCGGTATAGCCCTGGTCCGTCAGATCCTTCAGCAGGCAAGCGTGTTCCGCAATGGAACGGCGCAGGGCCTTTACGGCCGAGCAGGCATACGCGTAGTTTGGGTAATAGGCCACTGCCACATCTGCAATGCGATGGCATCCCTCGAGCAGCCATTCAAAACTTTGTTCTTTTATCATTTTGCATATATTTATTAATAAAACATGTTGCAAAGTTAGAATGGGAGGGAAAACTGGGAAAGTTCGAGTGGCAATAAGAAAACTTGCTCAAGAAAAATGAATGTGTCAAAACGGTTGATGACACACCCTCACTGTCTTATTGATAAAAGCAACACTTTCATACTATAGTAGTGAAGCACACATTTTGTGTATTTCATGCAACTTATCGGTCAGCGATTTTTTTTAAGAGAGACAGCCATATTATATCTCGCCTGCCTATTAACGAGGAGTTCCGCACTAATCCCTAAGGCTGCTTCTACCATAAGAGCGAAGTCACTGGTTACATCTCCCTCTCCCTCTTGAAGTACCCCAGCACCGTGGCCGGTGTAAGACAGCAGCGTTCCACGCTTTTCAGGCGGCTCTGAAAAGTATATCGGGAGCATAGCACAAGGCAGAACCAAGTATAGTTCAAGCTACGGTGCAAGCGGTGCTGAAGGTGGTCGAAAAAACGGGAAACACGGGCAAAGAAGCTAGCGATACGCTCGCGGGGGACAAAACGGGAAGGCTGTGCGGCAGCATTGCGGGAGCGCTTGGCGGTACGTTCCATCTGTGCAAGGGTATACTCCAGTTGCTCGATGTCATTGCGGGTGTTCTCCATGGTTTGTTCCAATTTCTCGCGTCGTGCCTGCTGCTTGGCATATCGTTCTTTTCTGTCAGCGATTCGATTTTTGAGGTCTTCTGCGGTGAGGTTTATTCCTTTGTTCTGGATTGATTTCATTATAAACGTCTGTTTTATAGTTGTTTGTCTGTATATAAGTTCACGAAAACACATCATCCGTCTGCACCGAATGCATAATGCATAAAGGGCAAACGGATGATATATCAGGAGCAAATGTACGATGAATATTGCAGATAAAGTTCTTAATGACCATTAAGTCTTGTTATAAAACATGATATTATCTACTGCAAATTTGGAGATTATCAGAAAACACGTACCTTTGCAATGTGTTTTTCATAGTATTAGATTTAAGGTTAACAAAAGATTGGCTGTCTGGGATAGATAGCCTTTTTTTATGCCCGCACCATTCGATTCATCCAATTAGTATCAATTCACTTTATACAACTTTTTAACCCACCAAAAGTGTTTTTAAACCCCAAAAGTTGTAGATTATAAATACTATGTTTATATTTGCAACATGAAAAAAGCGCTCGAGAAAATGTAGTATCTACAACTCGTCTGTGAAGTAGGTGGCGGTTGTGATATAGACAGCGTTCATAAGACAAACAAGCAAGCAATCTACAACAATAAAAATATGAAAGTTAGACTTATGACGAAAGTTAGTGCTGCAACCCTCATTTCAGCAATTGCCTGCAGCATATTCACGGGATGTACCGAAAAAGACCTATACAATCCCGAACGTGGAAAAACAGAACTAAAGCCGGAGAGCGAATACTTTGACTTTGCAACAACAGCCCAGGTAGCTTTTGACGTGAATTATGGAAAAATCGCAGGAGGCGCATTAATAGAGGTGTTTACAGAAGACCCCATCACCTATCAGACAAACAACCTCTACTCCATCAACGGCGAAGCGGTTTTTAAAATCTTTGCAGATGCAGACGGACGCTTCACCGGCAACGTAGAACTGCCCAAAGCGACAGAAAAGGTATATATCATCTCACAAAGCTGGGGAGCCCCCATGTATGTGGAAGCAGATGTGGAAAATGGCAAAGTGGTGGTAGATATGACCGAAAATAATGCCAACACCCGCTCAACTGCCATGACACGTGCAAAATCCAACCTGACTATCGACCTAAAGGATAGGAAGGAACGGGTATACTCCATCGTTGGATGGGGACAATCTCACGGTGAGATTATTGATAATAATGACATTGTAACTACGGGAAATTTCAATGACGGAACTTTAAAGCAGTTACAACACACACTGTGGAAAGGTTATGACAGCAAACCCAGCAATCTGGACAACAGAGCTTTGGTGAGCGATACAAAGCATGTGAACACCACCATTGCCCAAGCATATATCAACAACCAGGGACAACACGTAACGATTACCGATGCAGAACTGTATCTGACCTTCCTGACCGAACGTGCCGGTTACCTGACTTCCATCGGCTATTATTACTACAAGACCAATGAAATTCCCAACAGCCCTGACAAGGTAGACAAATTCATTATCATTCCCAATGCATCCATTGCAGGAGACGACCCGTATACCGGATGGTCTGGAAGTGGTAACAAATATTCCCGATATGACGCTCCCATACAGAAGAATACAAAAATACAACTTCTGTATCAGGACGAAAACGGTAATGTCTCCACCAAATTCCCGGCAGGATATACCATAGGATATTTCATCATCCCCAATGGATATACCCCCAATAAAGGTATCGACTACTCTATAAATTATATATATTCCAATAAAGAATGGAACAAGATATATGCAGGCCAACAAGCTCGCTTTATCTCCCTCTCCACCAGCAACGGCACGGTAGTCTACGGAGTAGAAGATGGCGATGATACCAGCTACGAAGACATACTGTTCTGTATCGATGCCAACCCCAATGAAGCCATTCAAGACCCGGACCGTCCGGTCATAGACCCGGAAGAGCCTACGGTGACGAGCTCCGAAACAACCTACCGCACGTATGCCTACGAAGACATCTGGCCCAATGGCGGTGACTATGACTTGAACGACGTGATTATCGAACACAAACGGGCCATTTCATTCAACAGCAACAATTATGTGCTGAAGGTGGAAGACACCTTTGTACCCGTACAGCAAAGTGGTGCCGCCACATACTCCAACGCATTTGCCGTGCAATATGTGGCCAGCCTGCGAGGCAGCATAGAACTGCCTGCCGGAGCAGTCGATGAAACAGAGACCTCTTCTGTCATCCTATTCCCCGATGCAAAGTCTGTGCAGGGCAACGAATTTACCGTAACCCGTACATTTGCAGACAACACATTGCCTAAGAAGAATCTGGAGAGCGACTTGAATCCGTTCATCATTGCCCAGTATACAGCCGGAGCCGACAACCGGACAGAAGTGCATCTGCCCAAGAAGAAAGCGACCGGTAAAGCCAACGCAGAGCAAATCGGAGCCGAAGACGATGCCTACTACATCAACAAGGACGGCAAATATCCATTCGCCATCATGCTGCCGGCCACAACCGGCACGGAAGGCCCCATCCGGTTCACTCCGGCAAAGGAAACCGTACGCATCGACCTGGAGTATCCCGATTTCGCCAAATGGGTAGAGTCCAATGGTGCCACCAATAATGACTGGTATCTCTACTACCAGTCGTCCAAAGAGTGAAATCCTACGACATTGCTTAAAGAAGAGCCGCGCAAATGCAACTATTGCGCGGCTTTTTCATGCATGACCATTACCGTTATGAAATTATTTTTTCTACATTTGCATCCGCTAAAAGGAAACAAAACCGCATCAGGCTGAAAAAAAACATGAGGAATACATCACCCGCCGCACCTACCATCCGCTTCCGCCGCTGGAGCAGAAAAGCCTACGCTGCATTTGCCAGCATAGGGCGGTGTGTCACCATCGGTTGCCTGCGCAAAAACGTGGCAGACAGTTCTCTCTCCAAACAGAAAGCTGCTGGAACTGCCGGACATGCCGGATGCAGGGAAGAGAGTGCCTGGAGGGGTAAAACGGAAGGAAGGAAAAGCGACATCGGCATTCCGCTGGGTAGCAGCAGCGCCCTGACAAGTATCCTCACGGAGCTTGGAACGAACCGACACATTCTTTTTGAAACACAAGTCATCCGCCCCTGCGGAAATACGGGCGGACAAGACACACATAGCCTGAAACAAAAGAGAATAAGAGGTACGGATTACTGGAAGCCATGCAGCAGAATGACGAGCTGCACCGCCCCGGCAATCCGTACCTCTGTCTTTATCCATGAACATAACCCAAGAAAGATATGA